TGCTCTACAACAAAAAAACAACAATGACGATACTACTATGACACAACCCGCAAATACCACACCAGTCGGAGAAAGCCAAATGAACGAAAGCACCATGTATGGAACCAAGACAATGAGTTTCCAAAAACTAATGGATACAAGATTGATTATCAAACATAGTCAAGCATTAGTAGACGATACGCAACCAGGTGCTAGGACTAGACACATTTCATCACTGTTTGTAGAAAATCAAGACGGTGAGCGTTTCAAGTATCCTTTTATTCATCTGTCAGGTGCCCGCGCCATGCAGCGTCACGTCGCCAATGGCGGATTACCTTACGATGATGTGGGTAAAAGTATTATAGAAATGAGTGAGCAGATTGCACAGTTGAAATCTTTTAACAACTATGTTGTGCGTAATGATTTAATGAACAGCAGTACCAACAACATTGTTGAACGCAGTTCAACTGCGCTGAATCATCTAAGAGAACAGTTAAAACGCATGTCTAAACAGAGTCACTATGAGTCATACATTGAAAACTTTCAGGCAGAGGCAATGCCAGAAGTCCCACAAGAAGTTGTTGAAGACTTTACAGAAAAATTCACAGTGCGTAATTTCAAAGAAGACATCAAATCAGTATTTCCAGTGTTGTATAAATTAATGCAGGAAAATGACAACACTGTTGATTATGATGACATTGTTGAAATGACAACAGAAGAGGAAGATGTGCAAGAAGATGCAACATCTTCTTATGATCCATTTGGACAGTTTGAAGAGTGGGCAATGACACTGGGTGAACGCAGTGCAGTGCAAGATCCAGAACAACAGGATGCCGCTGTTAGAGAACTTAACGAATTAATGGATCAAGAATTTCCAGCAGGTGTTGATGGCACCAATGCCATTGAAAGCCTCGCAGGCATCATCGACGATCCGGCACTGCATAAAGAAATTGAACAGGCAGCAAAAGATGATCCGGGTGTAGATGCTAGGGTCATGGTAAAGCAGTGGTTAGAGAACAATGCACCGGAAATCATGGATCAGATTGAGTTTGGTGACATGCGTGAAGATGAAGACGGTGCTAAAAAGAGCGATGTTCCGGCAGCACTACGCAAAGCCAAAGGTAACAACGATTGGCGTGTTTCTACACAGGATTTAGAAAAAGAAAAAGAACGTAATATCAGTTCTAAAGAATGGCTCAAGAAACAGCAAGTTGAAGGTGATAAAGACACTGACGACGATGCACCGTTTGATGCAGACGATGAACCAATGTCTGATAAGGATGAGTATGGAAATACTGTTAAGCATAAAGCAAGACATTTGGCTAAGAAAGGTATGCGTCAAGCAGTTGATACCAAAGAATTGGCAGAGTTTATTAATAGTTTTTACGATAAAGAAACAGGAACATTCCCTAAAGGTCCAGAAGGCGTTGCCACAATGGTAGGTAAAAAGTTCGGTGAACGTGCAGAACAGGCTGCTCGCAAAATGGTAGAACGTATGGCACCAGAACAGTCTCAACCAGCACTACAAGAGTTAGGCAGAATGAGAGAACTTGCTGGAATGCAAACTGAACAAGTGAGTCAGTTTAAGAAAGGGGATCGTGTTGTATTCAAAGGTAAAGACGAAGAATATGAAATTGCTGGGCTAGCAGGACAAGGCGATGATCCAAATACTGTTTATATCCGTAAACCAGGTGCAACTCCTACACAAGGCGCAATGGCAAATTCACTAGAATTAGCAAAAGGTGCACAAGGATCTCAAGCAGCAGCCAATCAATTTAACAAAGGCGACACTGTGGAATACATGGGCAAACAGTACGTGGTACACGCAGTAGATGCTGGCGATCCTAATACCTTATACTTGCAAGTTCCCGGTGAAACACGAACAAAAGCAGTATGGGCCGGAGGCGGTGATGTCAAGGCAACAGAATCGTCGAAAATGTCAAGAATAAAAGAACTAAGTGGTATGCAAACCAACGAAGGTCCTGGATCGTTTGAAGATATTCTAGCTGATATGCCAAAAGATGTCGAACAGTTTAAACGTACCGGTGATATGTCTGACGACTTGTATCAAACGGCATATGACTATATGTTTCAAAAAGGCATTCACGGCGGAAGAGGCGATCCTTATGAACAAGTAGCTGATTTTGTTAGTGACTATATCGATGTTGATGAATCTGCAGGCAAGTCAATGACTGAAGAGCGAGCAGAGTTTTGGTCCGAACAACTAGCCAAAAAAGTCTTTGATATTAACCCAAATCTTAGTACATCTGGAAGAGCTGAAGAGTTAATTGGTTTAGGAATGAAAGTTTCTTCAGAAGAAATAGGCAGAAAGGAGACTAGTTCATGGTTTAACTATGACGAAGACTTTTCTAGTGATTTCGTAAGTGCATACAGTTATTTGCAAGATTCTCAAGGCGAATCTGAAAGTGTTCAAACTGAAGAACCAGTTCCAGAATTAGAAGACATCAAACGACTATCTGGAATCAGTCAAGGCTTAGGCATGTAATCTAAACTAAAAATAATTGGTCCGCAAGGGCCTTTTATTTTGGCTGAAAAAATTTAAAAATATTTGACTTTGCTAAATAGAAAGTGCATAATATGTATTATGCAAAAGGCATGTAATACCATTTATTTTATAGGCACAAGGAGGCATACAAAATGGCATCATTAGCAGAAATTCGAGCAAAACTTCAAGAATCACAAAACAAAGCATCCGGCAGTTCAAGCGGAGGCGGTGATAACGCAATTTACCCACATTGGAACATGCAAGAAGGAAAAGAAGCAGTACTTCGTTTCTTACCTGACGGCAACTCAGATAACACGTTCTTTTGGGTAGAACGTGCGATGATTAAACTACCATTTGCAGGAGTCAAAGGCGAGTCAGATAGTCGTCAAGTACAGGTACAAGTACCCTGCGTTGAGATGTATAATGATGGTTCAGTTTGCCCAATACTTTCAGAAGTACGCGGCTGGTTCAAAGACAAGAGTCTTGAGGACATGGGTCGTAAGTATTGGAAAAAGCGTAGTTATATCTTTCAAGGATTTGTTGCAGATGATCCATTGAATGAAGAAACTACTCCAGAGAATCCAATTCGTAGATTTATCATTGGTCCTCAAATTTATCAAATTATCCGTTCAGCACTGATGGATCCAGAGTTGGAAGAATTACCAACTGATGCCCTACGTGGTGTTGATTTCCGTATCGCTAAAACCAGCAAGGGTGGCTATGCTGACTATAGTACTTCAAAGTGGAGTCGTCGTGAACGTGCTCTAACAGCAGAAGAGCAAGGTGCTATTAAGCAATTTGGACTGTTTGATTTAAGCAGTTTCTTACCAAAGAAGCCAAGCGACGTTGAACTGAAAGTTATGAAAGAGATGTTTGAAGCAAGCGTCGACGGTGAAGCATATGATTTAGAACGCTGGGGACAATACTTTAAACCTGCAGGTATGGGTTCTGCCACTGGCGATCCTAACAAGTCTAGTGCGCCTATTAAAGCAGCTTCGCCCGCGCCTACATCTGCGCCTGCCGAGGATACTGATCCTCCGTTTGATCCTGATCCTCCAAAAACTGAATCTACCACTAAAGGTGATGAAGCAGAAGGATCAAGTCGTGCTCAAGACATTTTAAAAATGATTCGTAGTCGCGAGCAGTAGATATTCAGTACGGGATTCCTTCCCGTACTCTTTTCAATAGGATACAAATATGGCAAAGGCTTTCGATATTTCAAAGTTTAGAAAAAGTCTAACCAAATCAATTGATGGGTTAGGTGTAGGATTTAACGATCCTACAGATTGGGTTTCAACAGGAAACCATGCATTAAATTATTTAATTAGTGGGCATTTCAACAGAGGTATTCCCCTTGGAAAAGTCACAGTGTTTGCAGGTGAAAGCGGTGCAGGTAAGAGTTATATCTGTAGTGGTAATATTATCAAGGCAGCACAAGAGCAGGGCATCTATGTAGTACTGGTTGACAGTGAAAACGCTCTTGATGAAAAATGGTTATTGGCACTGGGTGTTGATACCAGCGAAGACAAATTGCTTAAACTTAACATGGCAATGATTGATGATGTTGCCAGGACCATTCACGAGTTCATGAAAGAATACAAAACCATGCCGGACGAAGAACGTCCTAAGGTGTTGTTTGTAGTTGACAGTCTCGGAATGTTGTTGACTCCAACAGATATCAATCAGTTTGAAGCAGGCGATTTAAAAGGTGACATGGGTCGTAAGCCCAAAGCCCTGACAGCATTGGTTCGTAATTGTGTCAACATGTTTGGCAGTTATAATGTAGGTATGGTATGTACTAATCATACCTATGCAAGTCAAGACATGTTTGATCCAGATGATAAAATTTCAGGTGGACAGGGCTTTATCTATGCATCAAGTATTGTGGTTGCCATGCGTAAACTCAAACTAAAAGTTGATGCTGATGGCAATAAAACTTCTCAAGTACATGGTATCCGTGCTGCCTGTAAAATCATGAAGACACGTTATTCTAAACCGTTTGAAAGTGTACAGGTTGAGATTCCTTATGAAACAGGAATGAGTCCTAATTCAGGACTAGTAGATTTGTTTGAAGCAAAAGGTTTTCTTAAAAAAGAAGGCAACAGCCTGGTTTATACAACTCGTGAAGGCGAAATTATTAAACAGTTTCGCAAGGCATGGGAACGTGATGAAAAAGAAGGACTTACTACAATCATGAACGAAATTGCTAATTATGGCGAAAAATCCGAATCTGAGATAACTACAGTTGTTGAATCAGAAACGGAGGCAAATGAATGAAGGACGATTTAATTGCAGATTTGTGGGGTGTAGTAGTAGAACATATTCCTGAAAAACAACGTAAGGACGTTGCCAGTGATTTTGTTAATACATTGCTGGATCACGGAGTAAAAGACAGTGTATTAGAAAGTCTCATGGGAATAGATGCTTATCTCGATACGGCTATCGAATACTCTATTGATAGCGATGATATTGAAGAGTATGATGATGACTACAACAGTGATGACGATTGATGACTAACTGGTACGATAAAGTTTCAAAAGATATTTCTGCAATACCCGATGCTGTGGCATTTTTTGAGGATGAACTGCTAAAAGCCAAATTAGAAACTAATGTGGTTGGTAGCATTGAACGTGCATCAGCAAACATGCCCGGCATCGTGGAAACACGATTTAATCAACTTCAGGAAATTGAAGCCATATTAGAATATTTGCATATTGAATTGCGTCGACTGAGAAGTCAACTATTTCGTAAATATCTTGAAAACTATCAACGAGCATTAAGCAGTAGAGACTGTGAAAAGTTTGTTGATGGCGAAGCAGACGTAGTTGATATGGAAAAAATTATCAACGACTTTGCCTTGTTGCGAAACAAATGGCTAGGCATAATCAAGGCACTTGATATCAAACAGTGGCAATTGAGTAATATCGTAAAACTTCGAACCGCAGGTATGGAAGATGCCTCGCTATAATAGCAGCAGATAAATATCTGCATGGACGATAAAATAAAAAGACCCTGGGGCTATTATCGAGTACTACATGAAGTTCCGGGAATGAAAGTCAAAGAACTCACAGTTGACCCAGGAAAAAAATTATCCATGCAACGCCACGCCAAACGTGCAGAATACTGGATGGTTAGTCAAGGTTCATGCACGGTTAACTCACAAGCACCGAGCGG